GATGTATCTGAATATTTGCGCTTAGATGATAGTCCAACAGATACAGCGCTAATTAGCGCACTAATTACAGCTTCTAGACAGCATCTAGAAAATTATTTAAATAGATTTATTGCACAACAAACTGTTGAGCTTGCACTTACTGGATGGAAGGATAAGATTGATTTATCTTCTCCAGTTCAATCTATTACTTCAATTAAATATTTAGATGAAAATGGAGTTGAGCAAACTTTAAGCTCTACTCAATATATTCTTGATAACTACTCAGAGCCAGCAAGTATTTATCCTGCTTACAATGTTACTTATCCTAATCTTTATGATCAGGAAAACAATGTAAAGATTCGCTATGTGGTTGGCTTTACTTCAGGTGGTAGCCCTGATACAAATCCTTTGCCTGATCCTTTAAAGTTTGCCATGATGCTTATTATTGGTGATCTATATTCCAATAGAGAAGCAGGCGGTGAAAGGGCTTATCAGGTCAATCCTACAGTTCAAAACTTATTGCAGTTTTACAGGCTTAATATAGGAATGTGAAAACTGCTGTTTGCATAGCTAGTGGAACTAGCCTAACTAAAGAAGATGTTAATTATTGCCAAGGCAAGGCTTCGGTCTATGTAGTCAATAACTGTTATCAGATTGCACCTTGGGCAGATGTTCTTTATGCCTGTGATGAGGAATGGTGGGATCACTATAAGCCTGAATTTGCAGGGGCTAAATGGACACTCAATGAAAATGCATCTAAGAAATATAACTTAAATTATATTGAGCATGATGCAGAGGCTTTATTTTGCGACACAGAAAAAATTGCAACTGGCAACAATGGTGGCTTTCAGGCTTTAAACCTAGCTTTTATTCATGGATTTAGGCGCATACTATTATTAGGATATGACTTTCAAAATTCAGGTCAGCATTGGCATGGTAGGCATAAAGGCAGATTGCACAAAAGCCCTGATATGAGAAGATGGATTAGGCATATGGAGAATGCTTATCCTCTTATGCAAAATGCTGGCTTAGAGGTAATTAATTGCAGTAGAGATACAGCCATCAACTGTTTTCCTAGAAAGGCTATAACAGAAGTCTTATGAAGTTCATTAGTTACTACACTCCTCAATATATTCAAGAAGCTCAGAAGCTAAGACAGTCATTAGAATCTAATCTTTTAAATTACCATGTCGCAGGGATAGAAGATAAAGGATCTTGGGATGCCAATACACACTACAAGCCTATCTTTATTCGCCAACAGTTACAGAATGAAAGCGCTGTAGTTTGGCTAGATGCTGATTGCATGGTTCTTTCTTATCCCAAGATGTTCTTTGAGCTTAATTGTGATGTAGCATTTCATAGATTTAAAGGCAAAGAACTTTTATCAGGCACAGTTTATTTTAATAACACAGCTAAGACTTCTGAACTTCTACAAAAATGGATTGATATAAATCAAGAAAATCCTGAAGTATTTGATCAAAAGAACTTAGATCAGGCTTTAAAATCTGTTTCAGATATTTCAGTTGTTGAGCTTCCACCTGAATATTGTTTTATTTATGACTTATCTAAAAATTACTATCCTAGGGTAAACCCTATAATTGAGCATTATCAAGCTAGCAGAAAGTTCAGATGAGAATTCTAACCATTTGCGGTATCGGAGATATTCATTGGGTGATGCTCAAGATGGAATCTTTTATACAGAAAGAATGTAAGGGTGTAATCCCTGAGATTACAGTTTGGAACTTTGATGGTAGACCTAGGGCAGATGGCTTTGTAAGTCGCATTCCTTTTGTAAAGTTTGCTGGCTATGACAATGAGCCTATGGGCAGACAGCAAAAGCGCCTATTCCATGAGATGTATATGGAAGGATCTAAGGAAGTTGTAAGCGGATTCAAAGGCTATGATTATTTTATCTGTGTAAATGGAAGCCTAAGAATAGGGCATAACATGGACACAATCATGCGCCAATACTCTACAAATTGGAATTACAAAATAAACACAGAGGACTGCATTAGACCATATAGTGAGCCTTACATTATTTTTTACTTTTCTAATCATGGAATGTTTACTGATTGGGTAGCCAAGATGCCACCTGAAAAGATTAGAAGTTTCATGCAACAAATTAAAGGCTACAAATTAATACTTACAGGAAGCTCATGGGATGCGCCATTTAACCAAGAGCTAGAAGATAATGGGGTAATTAACCTTTGTGGCAAAACTAGCCTTACAGAGCTTTTTGGCTTGATTAAGGGGGCTTCTGCATTTGTTGGCTGGTGTGGCGGTAATACCATTGTTAGCCAGCACCTAAATACACCAACTTTAATGCTTTGGTCTAATTACTTCTCTCATAGAGCCTTTCAAACTAACTGGGTTGATCCTGATAGATTGGGAAAGGTTTACATTCCTATGGATGTAGAAACAGCTAACAATGATTCTCTTATGAAGAATTTGGGGGTGCTTCTTGGAAAGTAAACTTCTTTGGTTTCATAAGTTTGGGATTGGGTATTACCCTGTAGAAGATCAGCCCTATGATGAAGCCTACTGGCAAAAGTATTTAGTAATGGAAAATACAGAAATAGGGAAAACCCTTAATAATGCTAGGGTGGAATTAGTTCAGGCTTATAAGATGGATGAGATTATAGATATAGGCATAGGATCAGGCGCATTTGTTAAAGCTCTAGATTATGCCTATGGGTTTGATATTAATCCCTGTGCAATCGCATGGCTTAAAGAAGCTGGTAAATATAAAGATCCTTATCCTGTAGATTCAATGAGCTTTTGGGATAGCCTAGAGCATATCCATAACCCTAGTAATTTGTTAGGTTATATCAAAAAATATGCATTTGTTTCTTGCCCTGTTTATGAGGATAAAGAACATATCCTAAGAAGCAAGCATTTTCGCCCTGATGAGCATTGTTGGTATTGGACTAAGAAAGGTCTAGAAAGATTTATGAGTAATTTTGGCTTTAGTCTTTTAGAATATAACCTTATGGAAACTGAAATAGGTAGAGAAGATATTGGCACATTTGTATTTGTGAGAGAGATATGAAAGCAGGCAAATTAGATCGCAGAGTTCAGATTAAGGTTAAAACATCTACAAGGGATGCTTATGGCGCAGAGATTCTTACCTATTCTGTGTTGGCTACAGTTTGGGCAGAAATAATGCCTGTAAGTGGTAGAGAGTATTTTTCTGTAGCACAATTTATACCTGAAGCCAGCTTAAAGATTAGAATGCGCTACAGAGAAGATTTTGATGAAACAGCCAAACTCACCCATGATGGTGTGGATTATGACATTCTCTACATTGCTGAAATTGGTAGAGGTGATGGATTAGAAGTTTTAGTTAAGAAGCCTGCATAATGCAAGTAAAAATCCTAGGTTTAGAGCAACTAAAAAAAGCCCTAAATCAACTTCCTATAGAGATTCAGCAAAAGGCTCTTAGATCAGCAGTATCCGCATCTGCAAAAGTTGTAGTTGATGCTGCAATAGCTAAAGCGCCAGCAGGAGATACAGGCAATCTTAAAAAGGCAATCTACAGATATAGAAGTAGAAGTGGCTCAGGCACAGGCAGAGAAACTTATTTGGTAGGTGTTAGGAAAGGCAAGAAAGCCTATGCCAATACTGCAAGAAACAGAAGGCTAAATAGGGTAGGCAAAAAATATACAGTTCAAGGCGAAGCATATTATTGGCGCTTTTTAGAGTTTGGAACTGCTAAAATGCAAGCTAAACCTTTTATGCGCCCTGCTTTTGAGGGATCAAAAAGTAGAATATTGGATGTAATGAAAGAAAGATTAGGCAAGGCAATTCAAGATCAAGCAAAGAAATTGGCAAAAAAATGACTATTGAAACTTCAATCTATTCTGCATTGCAAGGCTTGGCTAGTGGCAGGGTCTATCCATTGCAAGCGCCTGAGAAAGTAACCTATCCTTGTATAGTTTATTTTCGCATCAATTCCACTCCTATAAATACAATAGATGGTGGTTCAACTATTGATTTAGTTCGCATTCAGGTGGATACTTATGCAAAGACTTATTCAGCCTGCAAAGTGCTTGCTGAATCTGTTAGGTCATCTCTTGAAGGAAGCGCAGTAAAGGCAACTTTACAGACTGATCAAGATATTTTTGAGCCTGATTTATCTGTTTTCAGAGTATCTCAGGATTATTATGTTTGGCAAACTAGGTAGGAGTTAATATGAGTTCAAATGCTTTAGAAGCACAAGGGATGTTAATCAAGATCGGTAATGGCGCTTCCCCACAAGTGTTCACTACTATTTCTGAAATCAAAACTTTTTCGGGTCCAACTGGATCAGCAGCAGTTATTGATGTAACTGATTTAAGTTCAACTGCTAAAGAAAAGCGCATGGGTCTTGCTGATGAAGGACAGTTAAGTTTTACTATTAACTACATTCCTGATAACACTCAGCATACATTGTTACGCACTCGCAGAGCAAGCAGAGATGAAACAGATTTTAAGATGGTGTTTACTGATGATAGCCCATCTACTACTTGGAGTTTCTCTGCATTTGTAACTGGCTTTGCTGTATCAGGTGCAGTTGATAATGTAGTGGAAGCCAATGTAACTTTAGAAATTACTGGATCAATCACACAGAGCTAAAATGGCAATCCTAAATAAAGAAGCAATACTAAGCGCAGTAGATTTAAAAAAAGAGTTAGTTAAAGTTCCTGAGTGGGGTGGTGAAGTTTACATCAGCATGATGACTGGTGAAGCTAGAGATGCTTGGGAACAGGGATTGGTAGGCGGTAAAGGTGCGAATCTAGAGAATATTAGAGCTAGGTTAGTTTCCTTTACTGCTGTGGATGAGCAAGGTAAGAGGATCTTTCATAGTGAAGATGCTGTTGAGCTTGGCAAGAAATCCGCAACTGCTCTTGAGAGATGTGTAAAGGTGGCGCAGAAGTTAAATAGATTAACTGAGGAAGAATTAGATAATCTAGTAAAAAACTAAAAGCCCATCCCCAAAGACAGTTCTACTTTAGTTTAGCTCTGAAATTGGGAATGCCAGTTGGGGAGATGTTAAGAAGGATGGATAGTGCAGAGATAACTGAATGGATGGCATACTTTAAGTTAGAAACACTACCAAAACAGAAAGCATCAGATGTAATAAAAGCGCAGTTTGCACACAGGGTTAAGAGGAAAGAAAAATAATGGCATCATTAGGTCAGCTTGTAGTTTCTCTTACTGCGGAAACAGCGCAATTTAAAGAAGCACTTTCTAAAGCAGCCTATGAAACTGATAGGGCTATGAAGAAGATTGAATCTTCTACTAGCTTTGTTTCTACTGCTTTTAAAACTCTTTTAACTGCTGGAGTTGTAGCCCAAGTTACTAGCGGAGTTAATTCAATCATTGAATCTATGGCTAGGCTTGAGGATATTAGTAAAACTACTGGTTCAACTGTAGAGAATTTATCAGGTTTAGCAAGCCAAGCAAGAATTGTTGGTGTTGATATGAACACCCTTGAATCTGTTTTAATAAAATTTAATAAGGCTTTATTTAGTGTTGAAAATGAAGCAAATACTACCGAAAAAGCATTAAGAGCTATTGGTCTATCTTCTAAAGAATTAAGGCAGATGGATACAGTAGATGCTACTTATGCAGTAGCTAGAGCATTACAAGAATATGCTGATGATGCAAATAAAGCAGCTATTATTACTGCTATTTTTGGTAAATCCGCAAAAGAAATTTCTCCATTTTTAGATGATTTAGCAAAAAATGGAAAGATGAATGCTGTGGTAACTGCACAGCAAGCTGAAGCTGCTGGTAAATTGCAAGATGAAGTTAGAAAGCTAGGTTTAGAATTTGATAAATTTACTACTGGAATTCTAAGCAGAGCAATTCCAGCGCTTTTAGAATTTTTTAAAACACTTAATTCTATTATTCAGCCTTATGCAATTCTAGGCAATAACATAGAAGAATTAGAAGGTGCATTAGCAAAAGTTAATGCAACTATTGAAAAGAATACTTCTTTAGGAAAAGAAAATTCTAAGAGCAATTTAGACTTACAAAAAGGTTTGCAAAGTCGCATAGGCTTTTTAAAAGAACAAAAGCGCATAGAAGAAGAAATAGCTAACAATGCAAACAAACCAAAGAAGAAGGCTGATGCTGATTTAAAAGATTATACAAAAGGATTAGCTTCAATTAATGAAAGCAATATGAAGTTTTTAAGTTCTGTTAAAGATTTAACAAATAAAATTAATATGGAAATGCAAAATGTATTTTCTTCTGATACTGAAAAGAAATTACAAGCTAATCTTTTAAGTTTGCAAAAAATGGTTGAAGATGCTGCAACATCTATGGCTAAACAATTAGCAGAAAAAAATATTACTCCTGAGCAATATGCTCAAGGAATTAAAGAGCTTTCTTTAAACTATGTTTCTGCTATTGAAGTTGCTACAAAATTAAAAGAAACTCAGGATGATTTGAATTCTAGCTATTCTTATGGCGCAGCAGTAGCTCTTTCACAATATATCAATCAAGCACAAAACTTAGCTAATGCATCATCAGGCATAGTAACAAATGGTTTAAGAAGTATGGAAGATGCATTGTTTGGAGTTATTAGCGGAACTATGAGTGCATCTCAAGCATTCTCAAGCATGGTAAAGAGTATCCTAGCTGATATTACAAAATTAATGATTAGGCAATCAATAGTTTCACCTTTGGCTGGTTTAATATCAGGATCTTTAGGAAGTTTCTTTGGTGGATCTGTAACAACAGGAACAACTTCTACAGGGTTAATGAGTTTTGATGGTGTTGGTTATGGTGGTGGTAGAGCCTTGGGCGGTGATGTAAATGCAGGCACTTCTTATTTAGTTGGTGAGAGAGGTCCTGAAATATTTACACCAAGCATGAATGGCGCAATTATTCCTAATGGCACAATGGGTGGCTCTACAAATGTAGTAATTAACAATTATTCAAATTCTCAAGCTACTGCGAATGAAACAATAGATTCTAGAGGTAATCGAAGGATTGAAGTTACTATTGGTGATATTGTTGCTAGTGAAATGGCAAGGTCAGGATCGGCTATGAGTAACACTCTTAGAACATCCTATGGCGCAAAACAAAATTTAGTAGGTAGATAATGGCTGCATCCTATACTTTTCCAGCATCGCTTCCTCAATATCCTTTAATAGTAGGATATACAGAAAATATTGGAGCTAATATTGTTAGAACTCCTATGGAGCTTGGTCCAGCAAAGCAAAGGCTAAGAGGGTCTAAGCCTACAACAATAAGCATTAATTATATTTTTACTGATGCTCAAATAACTACATTCAATACTTTTGTTCTTGATACCATAAAAGGAGTAGCAAGATTTAACTATACACATCCAAGAACTGCTGCATCTATTGAGGCTCGCATTGTTCCATCTTCAGATGGATCTTTGTTTTCATGCTCAAAAGAAGGTGATGATGTATGGTCAGTTGCTTTTGAGATTGAGGTTCTGCCATGAGCCGTTTGGCATCATTGTCGGCAGAAGCTCTACGAACAGTCTTTTCTCCTGATGCAGATAAAGACCTAATCATTCTCTTAACAATTACTTCTAGAGATTCTACAGGCACAGTAACAACTACTAGGCTTGCAAATAACTACTTAACCCGCATTAGTGAAACTGCTGATGA